AGTTATATTCTCTCCAAGAGAGAATGTTCCAGAGATTGAAGATACTTCTAAAATATTTGAGACAGAATCCCATGTTCTTACTTTACCAGTTGCCCCACTTATTGCACCCGTTACAGTTTCATTGAATCTATAATCTCCACTAGATCCAGCAGCTGGAGCAGAGAATGTTGCAGTAAGTGGAAGATCGCCAGCAGTATAACCAGCACCAGTATTAGTGAATCTAACATCAGTAACAGATCCAGCTTCATTAATTACAGCAACAGCAACTGCAGTTGTTCCAACTCCTGTTGGTCCTGCAAATGTTACAGTTGGTGCAGTTACAAATCCACCACCAGAACTTGTAACTGTTGCAACACCCAATGTTCCATCAGCAATATGTGCAGTTGCTGCAGCACCGACACCAGTGTTACTAGTAAATGCTACACCTGGTGCAACAGTATATCCTGCACCTGGATTTGCAATTTCAATTGACTGTACTGATTTTTGGTTAAGTCCTATATTTAAATTGCAATATTGAATGCCAGCAATTAGAACTGCAGTTGCAATACCTGTTGTTCCACCAGAAGGTGCTGACGATAAACCGATTGTAGGAGGTGTAATGTATCCACCGCCCCTATTTGATATACTAAAGTAATTAAGTCCACCAGTGGTTACTATACCAGTATATGCAGCAGCAGTAGATGCAGCACCTACTAATGTAAATGTTTGAGTTGGGCCTAATATTGTTGGAATACCATCTTCTGATGTTCCATCAACATTATCACCTACCAATTCATTATCAATTTCTTCAACACCAGTATCAATAACCTCATCCTCGTAGCGGAAGAGTTCACATCTCAATTCATAAACATAATTCTTTTGTAGTTGATAGAAAGGTTTTTCATGCTCAACAAACTTAATTTCAAATAACCTATCTCCTAATGGGAAATAGATTAGGTCACCTTCCTTTGGCCTAGTTGTTAATTTTACATCATCTTCATTCTTCATCAATGGTTCAATGTAAGTCTCCCATCTTTCTCTAGAAATAGTAAGAGTTATTTCGTTTGTTTGCTCAATACCAAACTTACTTAAAAGAACTGGATTATCACCATAACCATCATAAGTATCTACATATGCCTCAAGAGGATATGCATCATCAAACTTAGATTGTACTACTTCTCTTATTACAGTATTTTCTTTTATATACTTACGAGGCATATAATGCACTTCAACACCATACATCCTCAACTGTTCGTTGATTAAATCCTGAACTAAATTTTGTTCAGATCTAGCACCTTGCTGAAAATATGGATTAAGTGCCATAATATTAACCTATCATGTCTAGTGGTGGGATTTCATAAGTATTGGACATTTGCTCTCTAATTATTTCAAGTTCTTTTTCTGCATCATCATACATTTGCCGTCCATTTAATTCAACACCACCAGGAAGTTTTACTCCTTGGAATTTCATTAAGTTTTGGCCCCATTGCCTTTTCACTAATTGGGTCACATATCGTTTTAAGAATGAATCATTCCATACTCCAGTAGAAGCATTTGGGTCTATGGCCTTAAATACATCAAATATTAACCAATCACCTTCTTGAACACCAGACCAATCAATATCAATATAAATTCTATCCTGACGTTGATTAAATCTAAATTGTTTCTGAGTAGTTAATAAGAAATCAATATCAGACAAATAAGATCTTACCATAGCATAATTCATCAACTGAGTAGCACCATAGTAGTAAATATCATTCAAGAATAACTGATATTTTACACTAAACATATTGTTAGTAGATGTAGCAGATCCATCAAAATGGAAAATCTTTTCTACTCCAATAATATCTGGAGGAAGTGGTAGATAATTACTATTTTCTTGAAATTTAAATTGTGTAGAAACACCTACATTTTTTTCTACTGTAGTGGTTACAATACCTACAGGATTATCTTCTCCTGGACCCTTTCCTCTATCAATATCATCCTGCGTTATCTTATATTTTACATAATCCTTTGTCACACCATCAAAATGACGCTCTTGAAATATCTGAAGAGCGTCATCTATTAGGTCATCTATTTGTTCATCAGCTACATTAATTTCCAGCACTGGAGCACCCAGTTGCCGTTTAGTGTAATTTATTAGATCTGATCTACTTGATGGTTTTGCCATTTACACATCTACTCCTTAAGATTATTTAGGGTGCAGAGGATACACCAGCATAAACCAGAATATTCCCATTTACTATGTTATATATCGTTGTTCCAGAACTGACCAAAACATTATAAACATATCTACCTTCACTTAATGCCCTAGTAGCAGCAGATCCTAAAGAAATTTTTACTGTGCTTAAAGTTGTGGATGTAGTAATCCCTGAAGTAAATGTTGCGGATGCACCTAAAGTTGCACCAACTGCAACACTTTTTGCAATCTGTGAATTTGCAGACCATGCAGTTGTAAAAGGATATGGTGTATTTGAAGTGCTTACTACATTAAATGTTGCCTCAAAATTAGCACCACCTTGAATTGTCAAGTTAGCCGCATAAGGGACTCCTGATGTTGGATCAAATGTAATATTTTTACTTGACATTTACCAGTTCCTTGAGTAGATTTTTGATTTCATTAATTTCACCTTTTAAGCGAGATAGATCATTTTCTATCATATCCACCCTATCATGACTTTTAGATCTAGCAGATCTTCTAAGCATATATTTTTCAAATTCTTTAGTATTTTTATTTACTATTGAATTAGATTCAATATTACGAGCTAAATCAGATTGACTCTTTACTTGATGTAATTCCATACTATGCCATTGCAAGTACTCTCAAACCTTTAATTTGAGGTACATATACTTGACTTGTAGAAGTCGCAACTATTTTAATCCTATATGACTTAAATGAAGGTAGATTATCAATAGTAAATTCATAAGGATTGAAAACTAAATCATTAGGATTAAATGATTCCTCATTTGTTGGTGGAACAAAAGTATCAGATAATCCATCATTCTTAGAAGGATCAATAACCTGACCTAATACTTGACCTGCTCTACCTGAGAATCCCTGACCTACTATATTTTTGTAACCAGGGAATGGTACAAATATTGGAGTAAAGTTTTTCTTATCACTAATGGCATAGAATACTCTAATATCATTTCTTGAAGTCACATGACCTTCTAACATAATTTTAATAGATGTAGCAGGATTAATCAATTCTACTTCTTTAGAAATATATCTGAAAGCAGTAGGATCTTCGCCAATAATATTAACTCTAGGATCAGTCGCAAAATCACTAATTACATTATTAACACGGTTTGATGTTAATATGAGAGAAGTTCTTTGTAAATCAATTATTGGACTTACCATAGAATTACCTGTACCCATAGTTAATTTTAAATTAACTGATTTATTACCAGGTAATTTATCAACTAAGTTTGCCTCTGCATTTACATCAGATGCAATAATTCTTGGACTATCAAGCCAATTATTATCATTCAAAGTAACATTTTCAAAACCATTATCAACCCAAGGTATCTCAGTACCATCAATACTTTGACCAGTTACTGTTCTAATTTCACCAGTAATTGTAGTTGAAGGAACAGATAATGTTTGAATTGCAGGATTTACTAACTCATATTGAATGTTTTGAGATGCCTGAATTCTATTACCACCAGTTGATTTAGTATCATTCAAATATAGTTTAGGGAATGATGTTCCAACTGCCCTACTTGTATTATTATCATTAAATGTAGTTGCCATATCAAGTGATAAATTATAATGATCAAAACCAATAGCTTCACCTTTACCAGTAGCAGTTGTTGATGCTAAATCATGTGTTTTATTAATTCTCATCAAATTAACCTTACTCAATTCATACTTATAAACTGGTGTTCCAACAGGATAGTTTCTATTAGATGAAGTGCTAGATCCAATTGATGAGTTTGTATCAACAGTTCTAGTAATATTACCGCCAATAGTGTTTCCACTTACAGCAGTATACTCGATAATTTCATTTCCAATTTGTAGGAATCCAGTATTAGTTGTACCAACACCAACACTCTCAAATGTAGAGAATTGAGTAGCATCTTCAACGGATAATGCACCAACAGAATCTGTTGTGTATTCTGTTGTTAATTTAGTAGGTTTAATATCTGATTGAACTCCAAATACTCTAACCTTATTATCAGGGAAATACATTCCATGATTCTTAGCATTCACCTTAACATGAAGTCCATCACTTGCAGTTATAATTTCATCTACTTGAACATCACCACCGTTAGTAAAGTTTAATGCAGTAGATACTCCAGCACTATTAGTAAAGAATACTGTATTTCCTGCTCCAACCTTATAATCACCTTGAACATTATCTAAGATAAGTTCATTAACATCACCAATAGTTGAGATAGTTAATCTAGAATTAACTCCTAGATTATTATTACCAATACTAGTAATTCCCAATACGTCACCAACTTGATAACCATGACCACCTACTGCAAATGTAGCACCAAGTGCAACTCCATTTGCAATAGTAATATTTGCCTTAGCACCAGTTCCATTACCAGTAATAGTATTTAAAGAAACACCATCATATTGATAATGGCCACTAGCAGGAGTAAATCCTAATCCAGCATTTGTTATACTTAAAGCACCTGTTGCAATACCTGCAGTAGAAAGAAGATTGCCTGTAGCACCACTATTCAACTGAGTAACAGTATTACCAACTTTCAATGCAGAATCTGCTACTGTTGTGCCTAAACCAACTCTTAATTGTCTAGAATTTACAACTAAAGAATCGAGATTTAAATATGGTATTTGACCATTACCAGTCTTAAGATTTGGATTATAAAGATCAACTGTTCCAGTAGTTAAGAAATCTGCTCTATAAAGAGTAAACTTAAGATCTTCCCACTGACTTGGTTCCCATATAGAAGCATTTTGTGATTTAAATAATGAACCGAGATATGGTTGTTGTGATACAAATGTCTCAGTTATTAAATCATTTTCACCAACTCTAGAAATATAAACAGAATATTTGGTAGAATTGGATAATAATACCATTGCATACTCTTTACCACCTTCTAGATAAATTGGTGAAGGGAATGATATAGGAGTAGCAACGGATCCATCTGCAGATAATTGAATCTCAGAAGGTTCTAATACTATTTCTGAATTTGGAATAACAGTTTGAATTGGAGATCCATTTTCTGTTGCTCTTATCTGGAATATAGCAGGAATATTCATATCATCTCTACTTCTAAAGAAGACATCACATCTTGTTAAGAAGATTCCAGAATCTTCTTCAACTAAGAATGTTTGAGCTAATGGATCTACCCATGATCTTGTTGTTGTCCTTGTATTTCTACTACCAGCCACAACACTTCTATCTAAACGTCTACCAAATTGTCTGCTACGAGAATCAGAAACAGATTGAGTTTCAATTCTTGCATTTCTAGTAGAAACAATTTCTTCCTGAACAGTTTGTAGAATACCAGTAGATTCAAATGGTTCTTCTGCCTGTGTTGTTGCTCTATCAGTATTATTTTCAGGATCATTAGTCAATTGAAGAACTTTCTTACCAGTTTCAAATCTAGGATGATTACTTAAATTTGGATTAGGAACAAAGAAACTACCTATCAATGTTGCAGAAGTGTCGGTTACCAATCTAACATTTGTTATTCTTGCTTGAGCACCACTAGATTGTCCAGTTAAAACCATATTAGTTTCAACCCATCCATAGTAATCTCCTTGAGCTTCATCTGCCATTGAACGAATATCTATGTTCAATAATGTAGTTGATGCAGAATAACTTGATGGTATTGACTTATAAGTATAAGGATTGTCAGAGAATGTTGATGTAGGAATATTATATGGACCACCTTTATGATTTGGTTGAGCAACTCTAA